AAGAAGTATTTAACTGGACCCCCTACACCATTTGTTGGATCTTTCTCAAATGACATACCTTGTATAGTACCTTTAAGACCAACTTCATTCTTTCTATCTCCTTTTCTTACCTCAATCTTTTGCTGCCACATCATTACTTTATCCGGTGACATAGGTCTGTACCATGCTGTATGTTCATTTAGGAATGCAGCATATTCTTGTAAGAACTTCCAGGATCCTTTCTCATTGATATAATCCTTAAGACTGGCTCCCATCTTGAGAGTAACCCCAGCCTCAAACCATTGCTGATTTATAAACTTACCCATATGATAGTAAGAAGAGGCTATCTGCCGTTTCTTTAAGATAGCTGAGTGTTTATAATTAAGTTCTGCCAACAACTCATATAAGGCCATATGATACTGAGCATCCCTGATCTTAGCAAAGCCAAACTGTTGTATCTCTTTGTCAAAGATAGGCAAGAAGTTTAACCACATGTAGTATTCTCTAGCTACAAACCATGTGTTATCTTTATCTTTTACTATAATACCTTTACGGCATTTAAGCTTTTGATCATCCCAATATGTTATATAGTCTTTTGATTTGAATGGAGATGTAGTATATACTCCAGCTTTTTTAAACTTGACTGACTCAGATATAAAAACTTCATTGGTAGTTTCATTGAAGTTGTACTTACCTGGTTCTTTAAATACTCCAAAGATAAAGTTGCTGAACTCTTCTCTGGATTCAAAACTTGTGGTTGTCCAGTTTCCGTTGTCATAGGTTGGTATGTCTTGGTAAATTTCACTCATTACATGTCATATGCTAGTCCTTGTCCACCTCTAACTTTACTTTGTTGTTCTTCTTGAAGATCTTTATAGGCTCCTTTAAAAGACTGTCTAATTGCATCATAGTTTTTAGCTGCGCTAATTAGAGAGTTTATATTACCATCTCTACCTGCAGTAATTGTAGTTACTTCCATATATCTTGCTAATCTATCTAACATGGATGCAATACCTTTATATGCTCTAGATGTTGGTGTTTCATACATTCTTTCACAGAATTTAAGCGCAGTAAACACAGCATCATCTTCTGTTGAGAACTCACCTTCTATCTGTTGCATGATCAGGTTTTCTTTATCTATATCTGGTGTGTAGAAGAAAGGATTCATATCTGGATTAGGACATGTCATGTAGAATAAGTACTGATATATCTTAAGGTAATCTTCTGGATAATCATCCATGATATCTTTAAGTGCCTTTAGAGTATAGCAATGCTCTGTTGGTATTACTACATTATTTTGTATTTCAAATAGCTTAACTATCATATAAAGGGATTTTCAATTTTTGGTTTGGACTTTATGCCAAATAACTTTTTAAAACCATCTATAAGTCCTGTTGCAAGATATGAATTAAAAAATAAATGGTCATTATCAACTACAACATATCCTTTTAAATATTCCTCATCTGGTGAGTAGCTTATACTTGTTTTTTTATTTGGTTTAATCTTTACAAGTAATTTACCTTTATATCTAAATAACACTAAGCCTGAATAGCCCAATATTATTGTTCTTCCTGGGTAATTCTTATCATAGTGTCTTACTTCATAAAATTTCATACTATTTTTTTTTAATTGGGTTGTCTTTCATATAGTGAATAATTGCCTGTACTTCATCTACTAAATAAGGTACTGCAATTGCTTTTACTTCTTTTATTACAGGGTCTCCATTCTCATCTTTCTTAGTTACAGGATACCCCCAATTATCTTCAGCCTCTACCTCAAACATAACATGGTGTATAAATATTCTTCCTGGTTTTAGTTTAGGATTATGCTTCAATATAATATACATATAAATACTCAATTGTAAAGCATAATGATAGAAATGACAGTCATCTAAGTTATCTACTGGTGGTAGCATTTTATCCGGCATACCCTCCCAGTTTACATAAGACTCCATATCTATCTTCTTATTAGTCTTGTAGTCAGTGATATTTACTTTACCATTGACTACTTCAACTAAATCTGATTGGCCACATAAGCCTGCTGACTTAAGATAGACCATATGTTCTGGATACACGCCTGGTTCTAACTTTTGATTTGGTGCTACTCTTATCCCATTATTCTCACCAGATGGTTTAAATACAGGTATAGTAACTCCTTCTCTTTCTAATGAAGCTAAAGAGCATAAGTCATCTTCTCTTTGGTTATGGTACCATGTACCTAAGGTAGTAGATCTGTCTGCTTCATTAGTCCATATCTGCTGTATCAATACAGGATCAATACCAAACCATTTTGACTTTTTACTCTTAGTAACTTTCTCTGCAGTCTTTTTTGCATCAAAAGGTTTTTTAAAAGCTGATACTACAGAAGTAACACTAGTCCAGCTAATGTTTTCTTCTGAGCTTAAGCTTTTGTAGCTATGATCTGCTGCATTAAATACTATACTCATGTTTAATCTTTAGATTCATCTAATGCATCTAACTCATCTTCCTTTTCTTCAGTAGTAAGTGCTTCCCATTTACCTAGTGGACATTCTGATGATAAAGATCTTGTTTTAAAGTTAAGTGAGCACCCACATTCATTACAGCAAGGAGCTGTGCCTTTAACAGCACACTTCTTTCCTTTGTGTTCACATTCATCACATATACTATATCTTAATCTAGCTATTTCTTCTACTGTCTCATCTCTGATAACTGAGTTAGTTATGCCTTCAATTATTTGGTTTCTGTTCTCCCAAATTAGTTTTAGTGTGTTTTTCATCTTTTTCTTTTTTAAAAGTTTCTCTTCTTTGTTCTTCTAACAGAATCTTCTGTTCTAATACAATAAGCAAGTCAAGCTTTGACTCAATTCTTTTTTTATTAAAGTATGCTCCAAAAGTGGATGTGTCATGGTTTTCTAAAGACTTTTTAAATCTTGGTATAGACTTTTTTACTGTAGAGCTTTTTGTTATAAACTGACCTAAACCATCTATGTTTATTCTTGGATGCTCTAAGTTTGCCACACATTCTCTAATTCTTTTGTAGTAAAAGTCTATAAAATTTTCAACTAGTATCTGATCTACATCAAGATCTTCAGCTACATGTTTATATAAACTAGATGCTTTCTTGGGTATCATTCTGACCAAAGAATTTGTAATCTAATAATATATTCCCATCTGTTTGTATCTTCAGATCTGGGTTTAAACTGATTATCTTTTTATTGTCTTTATCCTTTATCACTAAGCCATTTTTCTCAGCTTTATTAATACAGTTTCTGACAGTCTGTGGTGTTTTAAATATCCACTCCTCCTCAGAAGATGCATCATAGCAAAAGTTAGTTAGCTCAATTGGCTGGTTAAAGCTCAATAGTGTTAAACAGTTTAAATCAGATTCACTCATTGTCACACGGTTAATGTAACAATGAGTTAGTATCTGAAATTTAACAACATCCCATTTGGGCATTTTGACCCGCTTTTGTACTTGGTTTACAAGTGCCATGGTTTATTGTTTTTTAAGCTTTCTTTCTTTTGGTGTAGGTACTTCATCTTGAACAAGATCTTCTCTCTCATTTTCTTCTTCCTCAAATTCTTCATGGTTCTGAGGATTCATCATCATTGCCATTTGAACTTGGAACTGTGCTCTTCTAAATCTTACTTCATCTATCTCAGCAAGTTTCTTCTCATAATTAAGTTGAGCATCCAGATAGGGAATTGAGTCTTCATAAAACTTAAGCATGTCAGCTTTTTTTGCAGCTAATTCTTCTGCAGATAATTCCATTTCTGGTTCATGTTGGTTCATGTTTTCCATTGTATATATTTTATAAGTTTAGACAAATATACAATAAAAGTTTAAACAAGATATATTTAAAACAAAAAATCCAGGCATACAAAGTACCTGGATTAGTATATCTAGTATATCTTAATCATAGTCCTGGAACTCTTCTTCTTTTTATATACTTCTTCTGTCTGACTTTTCTTTTGCTTCCTCTACAACCCGGAGGATCACCTGGTCCACCAGTACATTGACTTTCTGCAGATGCTGCATTAGGAGATTGCAAACCTGTTACTCCGCCAACCTCATAACTTTTCATTGACCTGATCATTGGTGCAGGTCCTCCTTTTTGCATTGACTTACAGAATACTGTAGCATCTGTAACTCCTTTTAATCCATGTTTCATATTATCTATTTTTAATTGTAAAGTTTAAAACAGTAAGCAGGTAAAACTCTCTTGATATATCTATCTCTAGTGAGAATATGTCCAAACTAGATAATCTCAATCTTACCATCACTTTATCCCACTGCTTCTTTGAATTATTCCAGTTGTTTCTCAGTTTCATACTATAAGCTTAATAACATATCAATTAACTCTTGCTGCGGGAACATGTCCACTTTACCTCTTAATACATTAGTGTGAGAGTACATTCCAGGTGTAGAATTAGCTTTAGCCAAATCTAACACATCAAATCCATCAGCACCTTTAGCTTTTACATACTCTACTAAACCTACTCTAGGATCTATGTTATATTTCTCAGCTACAAATAGTATCCATTGTTTTAATGCAGTTATCTGAGCATCTGAGTATCTGTGCCAGAACTGAAATTCACGGAATGGTTTAGCTAGCTTAACTATCTGTTTAGGATCTGCTGGTGTACCAACATATGTTTTACCATTAACTATCTGACCCATACAACATACCTCAATAGCTACAGAGTTTCTATGCATAACAGAGTTACCTGTACCTGTGTGCCACCCATATCCTCCTTCTGGAAAACACTGAATTAATTCACCGTCATACTTAGTATCTCCATTTCTAACAGATTGTCCTCCTAATACAAATTCAGTGGCTACATTACCTCTGTCATCTCTTCCCCACATGTCAGCTACTTGATAAGGATTCTCCCATCCTGCTGTGTGGTGTAAGAATATCCAATTCTTTGGAACAGGGCCAGCAAAATAAGTACCCGGAATCATGTAATGTTTCTTGATCTCTAATGCTTTTTCTACTTCTAGATTCTCTGCATTATCTGTATTAAGGATACCCATGTGTGCCCAAGTCTTAGTACCTACTATACCATCTGCTACCAGACCATTTTTCTTCTGGTAAGATTTTACTGCAGATTCTGTTTTAGGACCAAAGATTCCGTCAGCTGTAAGTTTTAAGAATTCTTGAAGAGTAACCACTGATGGTCCCTTGCTTCCTTTCTTTAAAACAGACATTGTTACTTACGGTTAAATTTTTTACTCATCATGTGAGCAACCCATCTACCAACTCTTTTTAATACAGGAGTCTCAGCTTCTACTTTAACTGTAGTGCCTTCATCTGTCTTAGTAACTTCTACATCTAATTTTCTAGAGTCTAGTACAAACTTCTTTTCTTCTTCATTAGCTTTTACTGTAACATCTACTTTAGGTGTATCTACTACTACATCTAAGTTCTTGTCTTTTTTCTTAACACTTACTCTGGTTTTCTTTACCTTAACTTCAGCATTAATTTCCACTTGTGGTTTTACTTTCTTTGCCATTTTTCTTTTTTTTAGTTATTACTGTTTCTAAATCCTTGTAATCTTCTACTGTTAATTGGGATAAAGTAGCTGCTACTGTTCCTGCAGTTACTAAATATCCAGCCACTGTTACTACTGTAGCTGGTAATGTTATTGGAGCTGCTATTACTACTCCTGCAGCTGCACCTAATGCTATTGCAACCTTCTGTACATTCTTCCAAAACTTAGGTGTTTTAGCATTCCATCTTTTTTTTATATCAGTCATGTCTATTGTTTACTATGAATAATTTTACTGCATCTGATAATTCACTTACATTCTTTGCTAAGTTTTTAATTTCAAGCTGTGTAAGTTCTTGTAGTGCTTGATATTTTATTTGACTTTCTTGTTGTACAAGTTCTATTTTACCTTTTAACTTACCTTGTTCTTCTGTATTTTTTCTTACATCAGAGTGTATCATTTTTAAAAAGTATCCAAATATAGCAAAAATTGAACTAGCTACAAAAAGGATGAGTGTTATTATCCAAGTTTCCATTGTTGTTATGTTATAAATATATATTTATAATATACTAAAAATTATCAAACTGACCAAGCAAAATAAGTAAAAATACTTAGTTAAACTTCATATTGAGGTAGCTGTACATTATTAACCCAGTCAATGATATCTTGATCATTCCAATCTTCAGTATAAGTATAACCAGAAAAGGTTACACCAAATACAGTAGATGGTGTGGTTAATAATACATCAGTACTACATACTTTATCTATAATGTTATCTAATACAGTTGTTACTGTTACTGTAGGATCAATTATCTCTACATTGAATTGGGGAAATTTATAAGTTGCCATAATTTATGATAGTGTTGTTCCTGTTACGGTGAATGTTCTTACTGGGAAATAAGTATAAGCTACTGAATTAGTTTTAGGCGTTTGCCCTGTCATACCTACATTACTAAAAAAATAAGCATTTGCAGTGCCTGCTACATTGGTATTTGAACTCCAATAAACTCTACCCGATGAAGATAAATTCAAAGGAGAATAATTTAAAAAATTACTTGGGTCATTAGCGAAATTAACCAAGTTATAAATCTCTTTCATGTTTGGCAATCTCCAGCCACTTGTAAAAGTTCCAACTGAAAAAGCAAGTGAATTGTCCACGGCTTGATTCCAAGTATTACCCGTAGCAATTGCTGCTCGTGACAAACCTAAAACAGTTGCACCATCATAAGTACTCCAATCAATCACAATGTTGTTTGTGTATGTCTGGCCACCAAGCTCATCAGTAAATCTGTTTGTATTACCAAATGGATTATTACTTGCTAATACTGTGAATGATGTTGCACGCCCAGCCTCAAGATCTCCATCATCACCTGTTCTATAACTTATTGTTTGTCCTGTTTTCATTAAAGTAGCTCCAACAGGAGGATCAGATACTGGTTTTATGTCTATTCTTGTACTCATATTATCTACTTATTTCTTCCCAATCTACTGAAGCATAAGCTCCTAATGTACCTCCTGTAGCATCAATAGCCATTTCAATAACCAATTCATATGCTACTCCAGTAAAAGTATTTCTTTCTAGTTGAGATGCAAATAATGCTTCTTTTAGTATATCCATACTTGGAGAACCCTGATTAGATGAGTTTATATATCCTTGTGCTAATACCCTACCTCCAGAAGCAGATGCACCTGTTAAGTTATATTCAACAGCAGAATCAGGTCCTATAGGAGTCCATAAACCACCAGTTATAGTTGCAGATTGAACAACTCTCCAAGCATAGTTTTTACCATTACCTAATCCTAATATAGATACAGCAGTAAGTATTACAATAGCATCTAATTTAGTTGGTACAAGTCTTACACCTACAATAGGATAAAATGTTCCTGCCGCAGCAAATGTTACTGGAGTAAGTATTGGAGTTCCAATAGCTTGTTGTGCTCCTCTTAATTCATAACCACCTTCAGATATCACAGTAGAACATACTTGCTTTAATGTAGCTGCAGTTGCTGTTCCTTCATTAGTTATCTCATATCTTAATGGTAATGAAGCTGTAGTAATATAAGTAGATGCAATTAAGTTAGCATGATTAAATCTATGGCAAAGTATGAATACTCCATCTATTACAAATCCTATTCTTACAGTTCCTTCACCTAACCACTCAATGTCCATAAACATGATTTGAGCTTTAGTTATATCTAAAGTTACTCCTGAAGGTCCATTGCCATCTAGTGTATCCACATTCCAAACAGCTTGAGGCACAATACTTTCAGTTACTAAACCTGTAACCGCACTTCTTTCTACAAAACTTAAAATATCATCTCTTAACTGAATGTATATACCATTATCTGTTCCATAGTACCCAACTCTTTGTCTTAATCCTGTTTGGGCAGGAGCCATTACAAATGTATTAAGTACTAATAATGACTTACCTGGTTGATAAGAAAATACTTTTGCAGTCTCTCTTACTACTTGAGATCCTCCTGTACTAGTTACATTTAAGTTTACTAATCCTTCATTTGTACTAAATACAGCAGTTCCGCCAAGTGTTGCTAATGTATTCCATAATCCATTATCTCTGTATCTATGAGAAGAATCAAATAATGTTAATGGCTGTGCTACTCTTATTCTACCAAATGCATCAGCCAACATTGGATCATTAGCCAATAATGATTGGTTAGATCCAGAAGTATTTATAACTATACCCATTATAAATAATTATGAGCAACTATTAAAGAAGAACCTACATTAGTAGTGGTATCAAAATAGAATTTACTACCATCATAATAGTTCATAACTCCACCAGCATCCAAGTTTAATGTTTCACCTGGGGCAAGATCAGTGTAATTTAATCCACCATCTGTAGAAACTCTAGCATTACCAGTCCCCACACTAGCAAAAGAAACAGATAACACTATTGGGAAACCGCTAAGATCACCATCTGTATTAGTATATTTTCTAAATTGTGCAGATATTAAAACATTTGCTTGTTCATTAGATAATACAGTAGAAACTGAGTTATCATTATTTTGTTGACCTAATGGAGCTTTAATAGCAACATTAAATGTTGAACTAATTATACTCTGAAGTCCTTGTAGAACTT